GTTATCTCTATATGCTGATGCTGCCAGCAATAGATCAGGACGCAGCGTTAATCCTGCTGCTGCCATCCGTAACTTCCATGCTACTAATCCAGTACCATCATCTAATGAACCTGCAACTGTAGTGGTGCGTGTGTAGGCTACTGGCTTACCACCTTTAGGTGGAACAACCATAGGTCTACCGTATCTATCCCTTGGTACTTCTACTTCTGACACATGTCTCCTTTGATTAAGTAATCAGAGGGGGTAGGACAAGGAGAGAGCCAAAACCTACCGCCCACTGATTGTCCCCATCATAGCATAGGTGACGGCTATGCATTGATGTCATTGCCGCAGTGCGGACAAAACTTTTCTCGTTTCTTGTATACTTCATGTATCACTTGGTCTTTGTAATCTTGATGCACATATACCTTGCATCTGTTACGTGTTTTAATAGTACGCACTATAGCACCTGATTGATGTAGTACTGATAAAATACCACTAGCAGTACCATGATGCCAACCTTGTGAATCTGCTAATTCTTTCCACGTAACACCAGATAAACCTGATAGTTTTAAATGTGTTAACGCTAGTATCTGGTGGTTTTTTTCCCGACCTGATTTAATATTATCTACGGCGCGAGCCTTAGATGTGTCAGTACCTGACCATCCAGCAGTGCCGTTGTATGGTACGTATGCTGTGTCCATTAGTTTTCCTCTTCGATATCATCTACATTTATTTGGTCGATAGTAATTGAACCACCATATAAATCTACGGTAATTTCATCTTCAATCTTGCTGATTGCATCATCAGCATCATCAGCATCTAAATCGCAGAAACTAACTGAGATTGTAATGTTGCCTGAGTATGTAGTTTGAATAGAGTGTGATCCGATACTGTTGAGTAACTCGTTAACCTCGTCAAGGTTGACTGTTGTTTCACGATCTGTCCATTCACGCTCACTGAAGAAGTCACGTACTTTATGACGAATTGTAACGGCTTCTGCTCTGTATTCGCTTGAGACTTGTTGTACTGCATCTACTTCCTTTGACCTGCGTATGTAATTAGATACTTCTTGTTCAGTGTAATTGATTGTGTTACCAGATTCAATGTCTAGTATTTGGATTGTATTCATTTCTCTCCTTAGTTAGTAAGCACTAGGTCTAGTGCTTTGTTTTTGATATGGTCACTGCGTCCACTAATGGTGGCGATTGCACGGCGGTTAGAGCCACCAGTACCATGATGGTCTGCGTGTTCAATGACTGCTTGCCATACACCAAAGGCTGTGCCTCTGATGTTTTCTTGGGTAGGTGATTGGCTATAGATATTCCATGCTGAGTCACGTCCATTGAGTGCAATGGTACGTTGACGGCGTTGTCCCTGTGATAGCAGGTGGTCAGGTGCTTGTTCAATGTTTGATGGTAATGCCCATACAGACTTGAAGATGTTACGTACTTGACGCTCATCAACTTTACGTTCCAGTAGCGTACCTGCTACTGTTTCATATTCCTGAATAGAATCATAAGTTAACTGAGTGATGTTCCGAATGTCATTGACTGACAATTCAGAGTTAGTAGTGTGCTTCATAACATAGGTGTAAGCGTTCTTATGTTTACCCTTGATGATGCGGTTGATTTGATTAGCGCAGAATAAACGCTCAATGATAGGGCGGATGCGTACTGCACACGAACCATCGTGTGATGATTGGACTAGTAAGAACGCAGCGTGTGGGTCATTGGCTACTTGTATACCTATAGGTAATTCCATTACCATCCAGATATTTGCACCATTGTTGTACTCACCTGCTGCTGTATAGCGTGCATCACCTGAGTCAACCAATGTATCTAATGCAGAGAATACTTCCATATTCTGTACGATCTTGTACTTGTCACCAACTACACCAATGACTGACTCACTATCTTCAGTGCGTTTGATAACTGCTTGACGTTTAGGTACATCTAATCTATTTGTTATAGATTCAAATGGAGATACGATTGTCTTACGTTCAACAAACATATCTGATAGTTCAACAGTCCAGTCAAGACCAGCCTGTCGTGCTGCTTCTGATGCAGACCCTGCATTAACTGCAGTGCCTGCTTTAACCCAAGCCTGCTTGTTCATTACCTGTACTACATTGTTATTATATTCTTCACTTACCTGTAACATTATTTTCTCCTTATAGGTATTTAGCAATAGACTTCATAGTAGATGCGTTGACTTGTAACTCATCAGTCATACGCAATACATTGAGGGCATTAGTAATGTCTTCAATTGTTTCTTTGTATACATAATCAGGTGTAGTTGTGAAGTCACGGGTTGGTTCTTCAGGTACTTTAATCTTATCTAATGCTATATCATAGTCAATATTCATAGTGTTATTCCATGAACGTACACTAACTCTTATATTGGTGCTTTTAGATAAATTATTCATTGCTACTTTTTGAATATCAGTTAGCCACTTATCATGTGCTGCTTGATACTTAGCCTCAAGTGCAGGTTCTGTTTCTTTTTCTTTTTTAACTGTAACCAATTTAGTTTCCAATGCTTTGATTACTTTAGCAGTTGGAACCTTGACTGTTAATGCTTTACTCATTGCTCTTTCTTTCTGATAGTCGTGTATCTATCCAGCGGTACATACTAAATCCGCTGAAACCTATTGTGTCTTGCAGTAATGTCAACGCCATGTCGTCATCACTTGCTTCAACTTCTATCTCACATTGTACAATGTAATATGATTTCATATTAGTACCATCCATGTTTTCTCCAATGTGCCCAAGCGATTGAAGGCAAGTCATATCTGTGAACAATATACTCCAGCCCCTTCGCAACTTGCAGGGGGGCTGGGGTCTCAGGACTTGTGTTCAGTACTTGTGCTACACCATATGCACTAGAGGTAGGGTTGTCTGCTGTGTGGTCCCATGCAGATTCTTTACCCCATAGTTTGTTTAGTGCTGACCATTCATTACGTCCCCACTTAGGATATGTTTCTTTTATATATGCTTTAGCATATGCTTTTAGTGTGAACTTATTCCATACATGTACTACTAGGTTTACTTTTTTCTCTGGTTCTAGTAGTGGTTGGTTGTTTAGTGCGTGTGCCTTAATAGGGATACCAATCAGGGAAGCAACTGATAGCATAAGGCTAGTACCTATAGATAAATAACGTCTTACTTGCTGTCGCATATTTCTCCTTAGTCTTCGTGCATTTGGTCGTGCATACGGTCAGGGTCTTCAGCCTCACATTCACATGTGAATATAAAGTTACCGCAATTACTGCACTCATCTTTAAGTGCAGCATCATCACCTTCTAAGTACTGTGGTTCACTCATTGCTCAACCCATACCCCTTCTGTTTCATCAAGTATGTTCTCTTTGATTTCCCAATCAGCCTCGTCCCAACGGACTTTATTCGTCATAACTTTGCCAATCTTATCTATAAACTTATTCATAACTGCTTCTGCTTCTTCTTCACTATCAGCCACTATTTCTACGATAGAAATAGATAGGTCAGTACAATAATACTTAGGCACCGTCTGTCCCCGCATCTGCTGGGTCACCAGCCTCTGGTGTTGTACCGTAAATACCTGCTACTACCTTAGGGTGTAGTTCTTTACGCATATCACCAAACATACTTGATGGCATACCTGCTGCCATCACACGGCGAAGCAACATTCCCAAAGAGTAATGTTGCTGAGCATTACTTAGTGTAATGGCTGCACTTGCTGAGTCACCGCGTTCATATAAGTATGCAGCCAGTAAGCAGGCTGGTGCATTGATGAACGCAGTATCTGTTGGAGCCTTGTCAAGTAGATGGTTAAGTGCAGGTAATATGTTATCGTGTTTATCTAGTAGACCCAAAGCGTAGTCACGTACTTGAATGTCTGTTAGATAGTACAAGACGTTGACTACTACTTCATCACTCTGCTCTGTTGCAGATGATGCGAAGTATTCTTCAACTAGTCTAGCACCTACACGCTGTATTGCTTTATCTTGTTGATTGCCTAGCACACCTAGTTCTACTAGATGGTCATTGATTGTCATTGTTAGTGTCATTGTTCTCTCCTTAGAATGGACGTGGACTGTGGTAGTTACGGCATTGCTCTGTCTGTCGCTTATTCTGTGCCCTCAAACTTCTGTTTTGTCTGATGAGGTCACGGTTAGCCATTGCTGTCAGTAGTATCAGTGTGATTGATACTATAAGTGCAATCATTACTGCTGTTATATCTAGTACTGAGAAATACATTATATCTCCTTAGTTAGTAGGTTGGGGATATAAAACTTATTCCTATCCCCCGATTACAGAAGCCGCCTTCTGCAAAAAAATAGGGAGAGTGAGTGCTGTCTTAGCCACCCACCCTCCCGTCTTTTAGTTTACGCTTACCTCAAGTACCTCAAACTGCAACTGAGGTGCTCGCTTTTCTGGAATGTCACGGCGGTCAAAGCGTGTAATCATACGACCCTTTAGCGTCACCACTTGGGTTGTCTCGTTGCCCTGACGTGCTTTGTCTAGGTCTACAAGGTCACCCACTGTAGAGTCATCAAGTGCCACGATATTCATACCTACTACATACACTGGTCGGTCTGCTGTTCCGTCTGGCAGGCGTGAGTATGTGCGTTGGTCAAGCCAACCTGTTGCGAGAGTACCCTTAGAACCTGTGAATGTACGGATGTTCTTGAGTGTACCTGTGATAGTTACTTCGTTCTGTAGTTCCATTTGTTTCTCCTTGTTTAGTAGTTAGTTTCTTGGTGGAAGGTAGCCCTCCCGTAAGGGAGAGGGCTACCTGTAACGTCTGTACTATCTGACGTTATGTTCCAATACTGTGTCGCACGATTGACACTGGTTGAACATTTTAGGCGTGGTGAGATGGCACGCTTGGCAGATAACCTCACGTCGTGACTGGGTGTAATCCTCCAGTGTCCAGATGTTATCAAGTTCACCACCGTCCTGAAGTAGTACGATAGGGAGTTTGTATTCCTCACGCATGATGTAGTCAATCTCGTTTCCTTCATCATCTAGTATCTCCTTCCGTACCGTTGTACTGGATACCCAATCGTGTCCGCTTGGCTCGTCTTGTGTGAGCCACTGGCTTTTGTACATAAGGTTCCCTTCAGACGCTGCCTCATACGCTCTGTCTGTGAGGCGAGCGTCTGCTGTTTCTACGCAGTCAACGCATAGTGTCTCCTGAGCGATACATTCTGGACATACGTTAGTTAGTGTGAGTGAGTCCTGTGTGTATGTAACTTCGTTCATTTTGTACTCTCCTTTTCTTCTGTTATCCATTCTGGTTTCCATTGTCGTTCTTTGCATCCTGCGTGGCAGTAGAAGCACACGACTATTTTGTCTGGGAAGGTCGGGTCTTCAAAGTCGTGAGACGTGTTGGTGAACGTTACTCCCCAACTGTCACCGTAGTATTCATCTTTGCATATGATGCATGCTCTTAACATTCTTTTTTCCTTTCATCCCGTATCCACCGATTGCGAATACGCCGTAAGAAATATCACGCATACTCTATGAAATCGTGACGAAGACGAGCGTAGCGAGGAATGAGGAACGAATGAATAGAGTTCGTCACTCAGACAGCGCAGATGCGCTGGATGCGGGGCGAGGCTGAGGAACGAAGACTCGGCAGATGCGTTGGGTGTAGTCGAAGGCGACTGGATTCTGAAAGAATCGCCGAGACGCAACCCACGCTGAGAGAAATCAGCCCGTTTTTTTACCTGCGTAGCAGGTTTTCAGTCTGTCGAATAGATAGACTGGAGGGCTGATTTGACGGAGTGATATGATGAAGGCACCGTAGGAGGACGAGCCACAGCATGTCGTTGCGTGGCGTAGGAGCGACGAGCGAAGCGGAAGGAGCGAGGGAGCCAGCGCCGACAGGCTAGCGAGAGATGGGGCTGCGTGCGGGGTCAACAGACGAGGCGAGTGCCGAAGCGCCGAGCCGACATCGGAGACCAGCGACCAACGGGAGCGCCGCGAGGTGCGTGGTAACGCACCGAACAGCCTTCGTTCCGACCAGTCTCTGCGGTAGAACTGGTGTGGGTTTAACACCATTGGCAGACTGAGGGTTTGGGATACTTCCCAACTAAGCGGCGCAGCCTTCAGCATCTGCTGAATCAACTGAGACTGCAGGTATATTATTATTATATAGACTGCCCCCTCAGTATCTATTTAGTTTGAATCCTGAGCAGGCAGACTGTCTACAGTCACAGACTAGCGTCAGTATGTACCATCAATAGTGCAAACATCTAGGGGTTTGACCCCTAGTGTTAAACTATTGCGCTCTACCTATATAGGTATCTCTACCTACATATTTTTCTGGGTATAGTTACAGGGGGTATACCGTCTGAACAGGACTTTTATAATAGTTTTGTAGAATATGTTCGTTTGACCTGTTTGAACGGATTAAGTATATATGTACAGTAAATATAATAGGAAGTCTTTTTAGAGCCTTCCTCTATACTGTGACAGACTGCTGTACAGATATACTTCTATACGGCGGGATAACTCTGCCTTCAGCAAGGGGATGATGGATGTCAGGGTTTAAATCAGGCGGCGAGCACCACCTAGTAAAGGGTGTCACTCAAGCCAAAGAACAAGTTCTTGAAAAGGTACGGGTGGGAGTCTCCCCTCAGGCGGCTATGATTGCCATAGGTAAAAAGCCAGATACTATCCGTCAGTGGATGGTCAGAGACCCATTATTTGCAAGGGCACTTGAAGAGGCTAAGGAAGAAGGAAGTAAACAATCCTTTGATGCCCTCGGTGTCCAAAAGGAGTCTATTCCGTTTGCGGAGTTCTCTAAGATGTTTTTTGACCAAATGGTCTTTCCTCACCATCAAAACTGGATTGACCTTCTGGAGGGACGCGAACCTTCTTGGGACCACCCTAATATTATATATGAGCCTGGAGAGTCTAACCGCCTCCTAATCAACGTGCCCCCTGAGCACGCTAAGTCCACCGTTGTCACGGTGAACTATCCAACTTACCGCATTGCCCTCAATCCCAACATCCGCATTATCGTGGTATCAAAGACGATTACTAAGGCACGCGAGTTCGTATACGCTATCAAGCAACGATTGTCCCATCCACGCTGGCTCAAACTGCAGACCGCATATGGTCCAGAGGGCGGTTGGAAACAGGACGCAGATACTTGGCGTACCGATACCGTCTATCTTGGGGGCGATGCGCGTAATTCATCTGAGAAAGACCCAACCATTCAGGCACTAGGTATGGGTGGTCAGATTTACGGCGCACGTGCGGACTTGATTATTCTTGACGACTGTATAACTACAGCCAACGCTCATGAGTGGGAAAGCCAGATTAACTGGTTGCAGAAAGAAGTTATTACCCGTCTGGGTAAAAACGGTAAATTGCTAGTCGTAGGGACACGAATTGCATCAAATGATTTATATAAAGAACTTCGTAATCCGAAGCATTGGTCAGGTGGCAAGACTCCTTTCAGTTATATGGGTATGCCTGCTGTACTTGAGTATGCGGAAAAACCAGAAGATTGGCTTACGCTTTGGAAAGAGTCGGACGTACCGTGGGATGGCGATGATGACACTCCTCAAGAAAACGGCTTCTACCCCAAGTGGGACGGCAAGACGCTCAACAGACGAAGAAGTGAAGTTACTCCCTCAACGTGGGCACTTGTCTACCAACAAGAAGACATTATGGAAGACTCCATATTTCCGCCAGTCCTCGTGCAAGGAGCGACCAATGGGATGCGCAAGCGAGGACCGCTAAGGGCTGGTGCTGCTGGACATCCATCACAGGTAGAACCTCACATTGTGGTTGGTTTTGACCCTGCTATGGCAGGTAACGCTGCATTTGTTGTTTGTACATACAACCGTGCAGATGGCAAGATTTATGTTAACGACTGTATCAATATGACGGAGCCAACTCCGCAGAAAATTAGGGCGACAATTGAAGAACTGGTTATTAAATATAAGCCACAAGAGTTTAGAGTTGAAATTAACGCTCATCAAAAAGCCTACTCCCTTGATGACGAGTTACGAAACTGGCTTGCTGGATACGGTGTACGCCTTGATGCTCACTTTACAGGCAAAAACAAGTGGGACACATCCTTCGGCGTTGCGTCAATGTCTAACTTATTTGGCACAGTCCGAGAAGAAAAGTTCCAAAAAAACAACATTATAGAACTGCCTTCTTCCGAGGGTAGTGAAGGTATAAAGGCTCTTACTCAACAACTGTTGACTTGGAAGCCAAACACTAAAGGCAAGACAGATACTGTTATGGCTTTGTGGTTTGCGGTTATTCGCATCCGCGAACTTATGCAGTCTAATAGTCACACATCTATGTATGCCAACAATCGTTGGACTACTAAAGCACAAATGAATAATAGATACGCAGTTAATTTAGACGATGCCTTTGCAGAGCAATGGCAAGACATATATGGATAGGAATTAAAATGGCAGCAAAGCCAAGAACTGGTGCTGGTATTTACGGCAAAAATGCTAGTAATGTAAACGATACTTATAAGCCTCTTCCACCAGGGATTTACTCAAATAAAACTCCTAAGGTAACGCCTACTCCTAAGCCAGTTATTAAACCTAACACTTACCAGACACCTACCCCTAAGCCTACTCCTAAGCCAACTGCTACGCGAACGGTTAAACCAACGGTTAAACCAAAACCTAAGCCTAAAGTAACTGTTACACCTAGTGCAACACCTACGCCTAGTTCGGAAACTTCAACGGCAATGTCAGAAACTTCAACGGCAATGTCAGAAACATTAACAGCAACTGTTAAACCAGTACCTAAAGATACAAGTAAGCCAACACCTCAGGCAACAACAAAACCTAAACCAACGGCTAAACCCAAGCCTAAGGCTACATTTACACCTACACCTAAAGCAACATTAGTACCCACACCTAAGGCTACACCTACACCAAAAGCCACGGCTACAACGAAGCCAAAGCCAAAACCAAAAAAGTCAAAAACAGATACTTATTTTGGAAGATAAAAATAATTTTTTCCTTTAATCGTTAGGACAATAATGGCATTAACAATAGAGCAGGTAACGGCACGGGTTGACTCCCTTCGTTACCGCAATCACGAACGTGATGCGCGTAACCTTGACGTACTTGCAGTACGTAAAGGAAAGATTGCTCAGGTATATCCTAACTTCTTTCCAGAAGGCGTAGATGCTAACGTAGTAGCAAACTTTGTTGACATTGTTGCACGTGACTTGTCTGAAGTTATGGCTCCACTTCCAGCGGTTAATTGTTCTGCAGCCAATCAAGTATCTGATCGTGCTCGTAGTTTTGCTGACAAGCGTACTCGTATTGCCTCTAACTATTTCCAACACTCAGACTTAGCAGTACAAATGTACTCAGGTGCTGACTGGTATCTAACATATGGATTCGTCCCTTTCATTATTGAATTAGACGATGAAGCAAGACTGCCACGTATCCGCATAGAAAATCCAATTGGGGCTTACCCAGAGTT